TAGTTCTATTTTGGGTTGTGATATAAGTGAATTAACAGTCCCAACATTAGGTGTGTCATAAATGTCCGGATCATCGTTGGTATGCATTCGTTCAACTATTGGTGCAATACAATGAAAACCTAATCTAGTTTCATCTGTAAAAGAATACTCAACAGTGATAGAATAATTTGAGTCGGTTGTACTTCTTATAGATAAAAGCACGTTACCTAAATCTGAAGATGCCGTTTTAACATAATGTATTAATGTTTCACGAATCATTTTTAAAGGACCACCAATGAATTTTAAAGGACTAACATTCGGTATTATAAATTCAAATATTTTTGAATCATTACTAGATCCGGGAACTGGTATTGAAGTATAATTAAGAGGATATACACAGTTTTCCATCGAATAACCGCTAATGTTGTCCGTCACGAGACCTGCACCTATTATAGTATCTATATTGTTCATATATGTAAAGTATTGCGGAGGTACAAAATTTATACGAATAGAAGGATTATAATCTCCGTCCAAAGTTTTAACCGTAACCCGCATTTTTAAACCAACATGCTTTCCGTAATACATTTTGGACAGAACTACACAAGGAGAAGCGGGAATGTCAGATGCCAAATTTAAATTTTCTCCTATTAAATCTTCTAGTTCTATTACTACATTTGTCTGTTGCATAGCATGTACGATTTGAGATGATGGTATGTACCGGTAAGTTCTTCTTATCAACGGTCTTATATCAACCAAAGGTAATAACCTATTATTTTCGTGTAATTCAATACTCGTAGCTACTTTATCATCTTGTTTTTGAGGTTTATTCATAACATAACTTTGAGGTTCATAATTTTCTATCCTACCTAAAGGATTATTAACCGGACCATTGGCATACATTAACTCAGTAGAATAACCATAAAATACCGTACCTGGTTCCATACTAATATACACATTAAAATAAGCTGTCAAAGGGGAACCTGAAGAATAAACCAAGGGCTGAGCTACGTATATATAATATAGCCCATGCAATAACGCCTCTAAGGTACTATCTCTTGCGTTTAATAACATTTGATTTCTTGCTAAATAAGGCAAAATAACTTCTTGCGTCTGTCCTCCAGCGGAGAATTCTAGAAGATGTGAAGGTGCTTGTAAAACTGTTTGATAATCAGGATAACCAGTAAGTACTTTAGGAGATGGATTATACAATTGTATAAGCCGCAATTTCACTTGTTGTTTATTATTCATTACAGATTGAATCGTGATTTTAATATTGCCACTCCATGCACGAGTTAGGAGATGTATAGCTTCTATATTGTTAGCTAAACAAGGTGCCAATTCTGAATCATAACTAGTAATAGTTTGCAGCCCACCTTGATAAGGAGAAATTGGTCTAACAAAAAGTAACTTTCCAACTGGATCTAAA